AACTATTATAGCTGAAGCAGAAGTAGATGAAATGTTTCCAAGGGACTTTGGTATCTATGATTTGAATCAGTTTCTTGGTGTTGTAAGTTTATTTGAAGAACCTGATTTAGATTTTGATACAACATATCTAACTATTAGTGGTGAAGAAAAAGCTAACAGTAAATATTTTTATGCAGATAAATCTATTATTGTTACACCACCTACTAAAGAAGCAAAGTTACCAGATGAGACTGTAAAGTTTACTATAACTGATAAACTAATGAAAAGTGTGTTACAAGCAGCAGGAGTTTTACAACTTCCTGAAGTAGTAATTAAAGGTGATGGAGAACATATTAGTATCAATGCTATGAATGTAAAAAATAATACTTCTAACTCTTTTTACTATAATGTTGGTAATACGCCTTACACATTTAATATGATTTTTAAAGTAGAAAACTTGAAACTTATGATGGCTGCTTATGATGTCACAATAAGTAAAAAAGGAATTACTGAATTCCTATCTACTGATAAAAAACTGAAGTATATGATTGTTAATGAGACTACTTCAACCTTTCAAGAATGATACAAGGAAACCATGTAGAAAAAGCATACCGGTATAAAATAAATCTCCACGATAATTGTACTGGTCCTCATAATGATAGATGTTATTTTTTACATGGTAAGGTATCAAGATTATATAAAATGGTAAATGATGGATCAGGTATATTTGATTTATATACAAGTGATCATTTCAGAAAAGTATTTGAAAATAAATCTGATAGATTGAAAATTGGCTGGATAGTAGAACCAAGATCTCTTCATAGTAGAATGTACGATTCAGTTGAGAAGAATTTAGATATATGGTTTGGACCAGATGGTTTTGATTATATATTTACACATGAAGAAAGATTACTACAACTACATCCAAAGTTTCTTTTCTTACTGGGTAATGGTGTTCAAATAAAAGTTCCAAGATTATATAAAAAATCAAAACTATGTTCAATGATATCATCATCTAAAACTATAACTCCTGGTCATATTGATAGATTAAAATATGTTGAGAAGTTTAGAAATGATGTAGATTTGTATGGTAATGGATTTAATTATATACCATTAAAAGAACAAGGTTTAGTAGAGTATATGTTTTCTATTGCTATTGAAAATTATTATACTGATGTATGGATTACAGAAAAAGTATTAGATTGTTTTGCTACTGGAACAATTCCTGTTTATGGTGGTACAAAAAAAATATCTAACTTTTTTAATCCTAATGGAATTATTTTTCTTGATGAAAAGTTTAATGTTAAAGACTTGAATGAAGATTTATATTATAGTAAAATGGGAGCTGTAAAAGAAAATCTTGAAAGAGTACGTGAAATTGAAATGCCTATTGATTTTATGTTTAATAGATTTATTGATGAATATAAATGGGTAACAAATTTATAAGGATATATTATGGAAGAAGTGCTGTGGGTAGAGAAGTATCGACCTAAGTCAATAGATGACTGTGTCTTACCAACTTCATTGAAAGAAACATTCAGTGAGATGGTAGATAAAAAACAAATACCAAACTTACTTTTATCTGGTGGTCCAGGAGTTGGAAAGACTACTGTTGCTAAAGCAATGTTAGAAAGTCTAAACTGTGATTACATAGTTATTAATGGAAGTATGAATGGTAACATTGATACATTAAGAAATGAGATAAAAGATTTTGCATCTACTATATCATTTACAACAACAAGAAAATTTGTTATATTAGATGAAGCTGATTATCTTAATGCACAATCTACCCAACCTGCACTCCGTAACTTCATGGAAGAATATTCAAAGAATTGTGGATTTATTTTAACTTGTAATTTTAAAAATAGAATTATAGATCCTCTACATTCAAGATGTTCTGTTGTAGAATTTAAAATAGATAAAAATGATAAACCTAAACTTGCTTCTAACTTTATGAAAAGAGTTGATTATATTCTTACTTCGGAAAACGTAGAGTATGATAAGAAAGTAGTAGCACAAATGATAATGAATTATTTTCCTGATTGGAGAAGAGTCATTAATGAATTACAACGATATAGTGTTATAGGTGAAATAGATGTTGGTATACTTTCTAACTTTGGTGAAGATAATATCAACAAGTTGATTGGATTCTTGAAGAATAAACAATTTGAGAATATGAGAAAATGGGTTGCTGAAAATGAAATAGATACAACTTCATTATTCAGAAAACTTTATGATCTTTCTTCAAAGGTAATGAAGAACACTTCTATACCTCAACTTGCGATTACGCTAGCTGATTACCAGTATAAAGCTGCTTTTGTAGCCGATCACGAAATAAATTTAGTTGCATGTTTAACAGAATTGATGACCGACTGTGAGTTCAAATAATCATATCAATTGGATTCTTGATAGAATCAATCTACTTTACAAACAAAATAAGAATATTGTTTTCTTTCCGTTTAGAGAAGAAGACTTGCAAAGAAGAATACGAAACAAAAAAATGAAAAAAAAATGAAACCATTTGATTATATAAACGATATTAATTATGGTAAGAATCATGTTATTAATAATTCAGACAATCCTGAACTTGCTGAAAAATTATATGTACCATTTATTACTAATAAAACCTTATCATATTTTATAGATTGTATTGGACTAGTAAATGAAGTAAATATTAGACCGAATATGCAAAAAAAACCTCAGTTTGACTTTTTAATAAATACAATACGCCAGAAGAAAAGATTCACAAAGTGGATCAAGAAAGTAGATGATGATAAATTGAATGTTATCATGTCTCATTATGGCTACAGTTACGAAAAAGCAAAACAAGTAAGTAATTTTTTCGACGAAGAAAAAATAAAAAAAATAGACAGAAAAAATTTTGAGGGTGGATTAAATGATAGAAAATATGATCGAAGTAAAGCTAACTAGCGAAGACGATTTCTTAAAGGTAAGAGAAACTCTTACCCGTATTGGTATTGCATCCAGAAAAGATAAAATATTATATCAGTCATGCCATATACTACACAAGCAAGGTAAATATTACATTGTACATTTTAAAGAATTATTTGCACTAGATGGGAAGCCATCAAACTTTGAGGAAGCAGATATTGGAAGAAGGAATGCTATTACAAACTTGATCGCCGAATGGGGTTTAGTTACAATAGTCGATCCAAATAAAACTAAAGAACCTGTTGCACCATTGAGTCAAATCAAAATACTTCCTCACAAAGAAAAAAATGAATGGGAGCTAGTTGCAAAGTATAATATCGGTAGAAAGTCTAATTCATAATTTATCGAGATATATAATAGGATTTATACTCAAATTGGTATAAATAATTATGTGTGGCAACACATAAGTAATAGTGTAAGTGCTCATAGGGAGGCTTACATAAAATATTAACCTTGCTTATTAGGAGGCAACTATGACATACGAAGATATTTTTCATTTCGGTTCAAAGGACTTGGATAAGTTCTTTATAGGTACAAACAATCCGTTTACGAGAGTAAACAAAATTTATGATGAGGTGCAAAGATCATCTTACCCACCATACAACATCAAGAGACTTGATGACGACAAGTTTTCAATTGAATTGGCTGTTGCGGGGTTTTCGAAAGAAGATATAGATATTGAGATCATACCTGAAGAAAACAAACTTGTTATCAGTGGTAAGATAGAAGATAAAGATTCAACTTACTTGCATAGAGGTATAGCAAACAGAGGTTTCAAAAGATCATTCGCACTAGATGAACATGTAGAAGTAAATTCTGCTGACATGGTAAATGGAATGTTAATTATTAACTTAGAAAGAATTGTTCCAGAGCACAAAAAACCTAGAAAGATCAAGGTCAACGGTGACATAGCTTCCTCTAAAAAGCAGCTTCTCACGGAGGATAAAGATGAAGAAGTTGTGGAGTCACATAACTAATTTTTTTAACTATCTCGTTACTGACGACGGTATCAAAGGATATACAGACGTTGAAGAACATTACTTAAACCAATCTGTAGATCGTAAAGATCTGGAAGCCAGAATGAAGATGTTACAAAGATTTAGATACAGAGGAATGTGGTTATAATGTTGACATATACATAATGTTGTGGTAAGATTAGGGAGTCTGTTTCGACTCCCTTTTTTTATTTTATGAGTTTATTTTATACTAGTGTTGAAAGATTTGGTAATGATTTATTCTTTAGAGGTTATAAAGATGGTAAACCTGTAAAGAAACGCCATACCTACCACCCTACATTTTATACATACTCTAGTCAAAACAACAATAGTAAATTCTGTACACTTGATGGTAAACCTGTAGAAGAGATTAATCCAGGTACTATGAGAGATTGTAGAGACTTTATTAAACAGTACGAAAATGTTAACAATTTTGCTGTATTTGGTAATGCTAATTATATTCATCAGTTTATTTCTGACTTATTTTACAAAAAACAAGAAATAGAATTTAACCGAGATGTTGTTAATGTAACAAGTATCGATATCGAGGTACAAGCTGATAAAGGCTTTCCAGAACCTGATAAAGCAGAGTTTCCTATCAATGCTATTACAATCAAGAACAATATCGATAACATATTTCATGTATGGGGTATTGGTGAATGGTCAAAAGAAAATTCTCTTGTAAAACATTTAGATGTTAATTATGTTCAATGTGATAGTGAATATGATATTCTAAACAAGTTCTTAGAAAGATGGTCAAGAAGTTATCCAGATATTATGACTGGATGGAATTCAAGATTGTTTGACTTAACTTATGTTGTGAATAGAATAAAAAAAGTTATGGGTAATGAATCTGTAAAAAGATTATCACCCTGGGGTATTGTAAACACAAGAGACATTCAAATAGTAAACAGAGTATTTCAAGTTTATGAAATATTTGGTATTCAACAATTAGACTATCTTGATTGTTTTAAGAAGTTTGGTTATTCATATGGTACACAAGAATCATATAAACTAAACAACATTGCTAATGTAGTTCTTGGTGAAAGAAAAATTAGTTATGCTGAATATGGTTCACTTAATGAATTGTATTTGCAAAACCATCAAA